AAGATGCCGATGGATTTGAAATACCAATGTTAATGCGTGAATGTGTGGTGGTTGATACAGACGATTATAATATAGCCCGTCAACCTGCCAGTGTGGCGAAGGATGTACCGGGAACAGCAAATAAAACATCGACAAGTAAAGCACGTAAACCGGAAATGGCATCTGAAAGAGGATATGAATCTGTGGCTGCAGCCTTTGGAATGGCAGCTAAGAGTACTGATGCGGATAAAGTAAATGTGATGATTGCATTTGTGCCTACTAACATTCAAGCACTTTCTTCATCATCCTATGACATGTATCTTATTAATGATTGTAACTACAAGTTGTTTTATGTGATACATTCGGCAGAAGGAAGTAAATGGTGTGTTCGTTCCAGTGGCGTAGCAGAGCCTGATACAAAGATTTATATTGAAGAGATAGAGAAAGTAAACCTTGATGAACTTGATCCGCTTATTGTTCAGGTTATACCGTTTAAAGAGGGAGTAAGTTATCCTTATAAGCCTTCTGTTACAGTACAACTTAAGATTGATTTAGTCAGATTTTATAAGTTGAATGCTTTTCAACGGACTGATTTCTTTGAAGATCCGGCTTTGTTGCAGAAGGTTATAGATAATGATCATGTTGTTAAACAATTATCTATAAATCCGGCAGTACTTGAAAAGGAAATGATGAGTAAAAAGCAAATGGAAGAATCCAATATTGCGAATAATCACCAACCGAAAAGACAAGAAACCAATGCTTTAATTGAAATAGACTTACATATTGATAATCTGTTAGATACTACATCAGGAATGAGCCATAAGGAAATGCTTGATTATCAGATAAAGAAATTTGTTGAAGTGATGGAAGAAAACAAATCAAGGAAGAATGCCAAAATTGTTTTCATCCATGGTAAAGGTAATGGCGTGTTGCGTCAAAAATTATTGGAAGAATTGAAACGTCGCTATAGAAATTGCGCATGGCAGGATGCTTCTTTCCAACAGTATGGCTTCGGAGCTACTCAGATTACCATACACTGATTGTAGCCCATATAGCAATAACAGCAATAGTAGCAAGTCCTACATAAGCTATAAGAGACGATCCTTCAAATTTATGTTGTAGGATCGTTTCGCTGTCTTGGTACCAATTGGGGTGAGAAAGGATGGTGTAACGTGATAGTTTGTATGTCCCGAACGCAACAGCAGAGCCTAAAATCAAACCGCACAAAAGATCTCCGGGATAATGTACTCCTGCATACATCCGTGAGTAGCATTCAAGCAGTACCCATCCTCCCAGGAAGAAAGAAACTAGGCGTTTGCGTATCAAGCATAGAATCCACACAAACAAAGCCACCGTATTGGAAGCATGGCAGGAAGGCATTCCATATTCTCCACCACGATGATCATCTATAATATGAATATAGTAATGTATCGGATTATCTAGATTTGATGGTCGAAGACGCCCAAACATGTGGCGCAATACACTTCCGCATATTTGGTCGGAGAGGGTAATAGCCAGTGCAATGGAAACGACAACAATTAGGAAAGTATTTAATTTCAGGTTTTTGTATAAAACCCATAATATACACAAGTACATGGGAATCCATGCTATTCGACCTGTAATGTAACTGATAAAAACATCTCCCCATGCAGAATTAAATCCATTCACGCCCAAAAGTATGCTTTTTTCAATAGCATATATTGTATCCATCATATATAATTACCTTTTTATATTGTACCAAAGAATGTGCGAAATAACAGAAAAAAAATAAGAATATTGGATGAGTAAGCGTTTTTTTTTATTTAATGCATAAAAAATAAGATGTTTCAACCTTATTCATACATTTAATGCATATTGCAGTACATTATTTTAAGAAAACATGACAAAATATTTGCAGATTTCGGGGAAATGGCTACCTTTGCAATCACAAATGCGGTAGTAGCTCAGTTGGTAGAGCATCAGCTTCCCAAGCTGAGGGTCGAGGGTCCGAGTCCCTTTTGCCGCTCGCATTGATAATGAGGAAGTTACACTAAAAAGTAGCTTCCTTTTTCGTTAATATTCTCACGATTTATTGCAATATTAACCAATTTTAATAGCGGAAACAGTACGATATAGAGGGATACTGTGCAAGTATAGTGCAAGTAAAACAATGAAAATAAAACTTTTTTTAGACAAGAGATGGATTTCCACAGATGGAAGGTATTCAATTAAATTCTATATAAACCATGTTGGAAGGTTTATGATATCCTCTGGATATTTTGCGAATGAGCAAGAATGGAAAGATGGAAAGTATATCGGAATGTATGCAGCAAGGAATGTACAACTTTCAAATATGGTTTCCAAAATAGAAACTTATTTCCTTTCGTGTGATAAAGGAATTGGAGATAAGGAGTTACGTGCAACTTTAGAAAAACTTCTTTTTGATAAGGAAGTGAAAGTAAAGAAGAACTTCATTTTCTATTTGAAGGAATTCATTAATTTAAAAAAGAGACCGGGTACTAAAAGAGTATATACTGAAACTCTTCGAAAGCTGGAGAAATATGATCCTAATTGTACGCTGGAGTCTGTTGATCGTAAATGGCTGATAAATTTTGATAATTGGTTGGCAGAAACAATGAAAATAAATGCTCGAGGAATTCATATGCGTAATATGAGAGCAGTATTCAACTATTGCCTTGACGAAGAATTAACAACCAACTATCCATTTAGACGTTTTTCAATCAAGAAGGAAGAAACTGCAAAGCGTGCTTTGACGGTAGACCAGTTGCGAATGTTACGTGATTATCCGGTTGAGCCTTTTCAAGAAAAATACAGAGATATATTCATGTTGATGTTCTATCTTATCGGAATAAACTGCGTAGATCTGTTCTCGTTGACCGTAGATAACGTTTCGGGTGATAGACTAGTATATCATCGTGCGAAGACAAATAAGCTCTACAGCGTCAAAATAGAGCCGGAAGCTCAGGAAATCATTGATAAATATAAGGGAGAAAAGAAAATAATTGATTTGCCTTATACGAATTATGAAAATTTTCGGCATCAGATGGACCATCGATTAAAGGAAATAGGAGAATATGATCTAGTAGGGCGCAGTGGAAAGAAAGTCTTTCATCCCATATTGCCGAATATAACAACATATGCTAGTCGGCACACGTGGGCAACGTTGGCATCAGAGTTGGATATACCAAAAGAAACGATAAGTGCAGCTCTTGGACATGAAATAGGAAGTTCAGTAACATCTATCTATATAAAGCTTGATAAGAATAAAGTTGATGAGGCTAATAGAAAGGTGATTGATTATTTAAATGGAGAAGATGTTCAAAGTTGAACATGAATATTATCGTATTTCGATAGAAAGTAGCGGAAATGTTCAAAGATGAACATATTAAAATAAAAAGGTAGCTTCAATCGGCTACCTTTTCTACTATCTTTATTTCACAACCTAACTCATTTAATACCCTTTCTATATTCTTCGTTGGGTTTACATCTCCTTTTTCGAGTTTGCAAATGTAGGTTTGTGAAGTTTTGCATCTTTTCGCCAACTCTCGTTGACTTATTTTTTTTCTCTCACGGATGAGAGCTATTTCTTTTCCGATATCCATCTTGATTCATCCCACCAATAGAGGGAATGTTTCTTTGAACTCTTTTCTTTCTTCATCTGAAAGATCAGCATCAAAATCATTGTCAAATTCTTTATTGAAAAGAAACCTGAAGAAGTTCGGATCGTTTTCACTCTCACGATTCACCCATTCATTAAATGAAATTTTTTCTCCAGATTCTTTGTAGTTTTCTCTAAGAGTTCTTAGGGTATTATCTTTAATTGTTTTCATAATTTATTTGTTTTTGAATGGTTTATATTTAATACTTTCTAATAAAAGAATCTCCTTCCGAGGTTAATATTTCGTTGCCATTATCATCGTATAGTTTCACGGAGCACTGTGTTGTTCCTGAATCTTTTAGGTATTCATTAATTTCTTTTTTGGCTGCAATCTCAGTTTTTGCATCAAGATTAAGATCAACTTGTTCGCTGTTTGTAACTACTAATGCTTTCATAATTTATTTGTTTTTGATTATGTGTCAAAGATATACTTTTTATTTATTGATACCAAATAGTTAATCAAGTATCTTTGTTTTGTTGACATAGTTTAACAAATATGATGTTACTTCTAATGAAAATGATCAAAAGCATATAAGTACTTATAGGTTTCCAAAAGAGAGTATTGCAAATGTTTTATTTTAATGTTATTTTTGCGGCAAAATTGTAAGACATTATGAAAGCAGCATTGAGAATAAGAGAATTAATGAAAGAAAGGAAGATGACGTTACGAAGAATGGCGTTGGAGTTGGGTATTACTTCAAGTGCCTTATATATATTATTGCGTACCGGTAATATGAGGGTAGAAAGACTTACAGAAATAGCAGAAATATTGGGCGTCGACATATCAGAACTGTTTGAAAGCAAGAAAGATTATATTACATGCCCTCATTGTGGCGAACGAATTTACATAAAAGATTAATCTTTCAGCTCTTCGTCTAACTTCTCTATTTCTTGATCTATCTTACTTACTTCTACCTTTACAGTAGATAAGTCTATATTCTGTAACGCTGGGGTGACATACTTCAGTAGTCCAACTATGATATCTAGTCTTTCCTTTGGTTTGCACATCTGAAGGTCAAGCTCTAATTGTTCTTTTTTGTTCATATAGTCAGACACAAAGTCTTTGATTATCTCACGTACTTCACGTATACCTTTCTTCTCGTGTGCCCCTCCGTTGCCTACACGATTGTCTATTGCACCCTTTTTTGTTTTACGAACCTCTTTCTTTTCAGTTTTCTTTACCATGTCATTATAAGAATAAAGTTGTTGCCGCGAAAATACACCTTATTATTGCAGACAAAAGTTAATTCTTATAATTATGAATCCATTATCAATAGCTGCAGCAGGTACAGGGTTAGTCGGGAGCGTGTTCGGAACGATCTCGGCAGCTAAGCAAGCACGTAAAGCGAATAAGCTTCTCAACCAAGAAGCACAGGAAAACCAAGACTGGTATAACAAGAATTATAATCAGGATTATACTCAAACAGCCTCTAATCAGGCTTTGATCAATAAGACAGCGGAGATGCTACGTAATAGATCAAGTGCAGAAGCTGGAAGACAAGCGGTCGGGGGTGGAACGGATGAATCTGTAGCACAGGAAAAAGAGCAGGACAATCAAGCTTTAGGTAATTCGGTTCAGAATATAGCAGCACAAGCAGATGCTAGAAAGAATCAAGTAGAGAACCAATACCAAAATCAAAAGACTTCTATCGACAACGCAAAGATCGGCGTAGCCAATAATCAAGCGCAAAATATTGCGAGCGCTACGTCGGGACTTGCGGGAACATTAGGTACGGTTGTCGCTAATTCAGGTACAGGGGGAGCTGCTACGACAAAGAAGAACTTATATAATTCCGGGTTAGCATGATACTCAATCCACTTGAAAATATAAAAGGTATTAAGCCAGCTCCTACAGAATATCAAAATACAATGACGGGAGAGATTACAAACCCGTCCGTATTGGAGCAAACAGGAAATGATGCTGTAGCTAAACTGAATCAAATTGATTCTGTTCCGGCAGGTACTCAACCGGGAACAATGCCTACGTTACAGCCGGCGCCTGAGCAACAACCAGCTTCACAGACAGCTCAACAACCAGCCCCACAAACTAATCAACAGCCCGCACAGGCAGCACCACCAGTGCAATCTGCACAGCAGCCACCAAGCCAGCCTAATGTTGTTGATCTGAGGAATACTCAATCTACACAGCCAACTCAAGCTACTCAACCCGTAACACAACAAGCTCAAACTCCTGCAGCACCTTCACCAACTAGTCCGGTTGGGGCGGATATAAGCAATCGTCTAGGCGATATTACTCAACAGAACAAAAACTCGGCCCAGATAAGCAACTATCAGGACAAGGTTAATAGTGCCTTAAATGATAGTGGAGGGCAAGATCTATCTCTTAATGATATATATAATCTTATGAATCCGAAAGATTCTTCACCTGAAGCTTTGGCTGCAGAACAAAAGAAGAAACAGACAGAAGATAACATATACAACATAGCGGATATAGCCGATGCCTTTACGAACCTTATAGGCACAACAAAAGGAGCACCAAATCGTAAGACTCTCAATCTTACAGGTGCAAATGAGCAACGGTATGAAAAGATAATTGCTAATCGTATGGCAATGGATAAGAATTATCGTGATTCAATGAAGAATGTTCTTGATATGTATTACAAGAATCAGGATTCGCACAATAAGCAAGTCAATCAGCAAGCTACATTAGCGCAGGGAGCAATGAAAATTCTACAGGGCCAAAATCAAAACATATCTGAAAACAGGTACAAACAAGATACTCTTGCGGAAAAGACACAACACGATACCGCAACTCAACAAGAAACGGTAACTCATAACAGGGCAACAGAAAAGAGTGCAGAGGAAGGACATGCGCTTACAGCTAGGGGGCAAGACATTACAGCGGCTCATAACAATGCAGAAGAGAATATTGGCAAACAAAATCTAGGTCTTTCTAAAGAAAGATTGAATTTAGAGGAATCTAAAGCAGGCAATGCAGCCGACAAGAATAAGATATTATTTAAAACGCGTAACGGCTTTGTAAAAGTAGACAAAACAGCCTGGGATAATGGAGATTGGAGAAGATTCTACAATAATGCTATAGGGAATGTTCAAAGAGAAGCTCAAAGAAGGGGCGTACCTGTAAGTACATTGATGGGAGGTAAAAGCCCGGACAAACTTACTGATTCCGATAAGAGGCAGATGGTAGAGAATTCTTTCTCAAAATATGCCAACATGAATAATATGATTCATAGTTATTCGCAAGGGAAGATCTATTCCCCCACCAATGCCGCTAATCAAACATTCCAGAATAAATACAGTAAATATAAAATAAAGTAATATGCCTGTAGTAAAAAATAGTCAAGGTACATATCAAGTTCCGAAAGAAGAATTGAAAGGATTCATGTCGGTCGCTCCTTCGGATAGTAAGATCGTCTCGATGAATGATAATGCTCAACCTAGACAACCCGTACAACCTCAACGCCCATCAAATGAAAATTGGCATCTTAGAATAACGAATCCTCAAATCGTTAATCAACGAGGAAGACAAGTATACCAGCATAACAACCCTTATCCAACAAAAACAAGGGTTAATAATCAAACGAATCAGGTTGATGATAATCAGCCTGAAAACGATGATAATGGAAATGCTGTTACTCCTGACAATAACGGACCTATCGTACAACCTGATACTACACCGGTTGCTCCACAGACAGAGAATATACAAGACGTAGAAAATACGCCTCCACCATCTTATTTACAACAGCCTACACAAGCAACACCGCCAGCACCTATTGCACAAACCAACCCTTTGAGCAATTACCAACCTATTACAGGACAGGAAGCGGAGAATCAATTACAGCCACAAGTTACTGTTGCCGGTCAACCTGCAGAGCCGGCGCTTACTCCTCTTGCTACACAAGATAACGGATTAGGTAATTCATTAGAACAAACAACAGGTAAAGATGCTCCCAGCAATGAGCAATTGTTGCAAAGTCAAATAACTTCATTGCAGAATCAAGCGAATCAATCTAAAGATATTTATGCGCAAGCGGTACTCAGACAACAAGTACAAGATTTGCAGGATAAGGCAACTCAAGTAGCTTCACAAAGATTTGATGCGCTTACTAAAAACAATCCGGCCGCATTGCAAAGTTTTGGCGGATTGATGAATCTTAGAAATTTGGATCCTAGTTATGCTTCGGCTGAGGCGGCTTTGGGGAGTTTGGAAGAATCAAAGAAAACCATTGACCAAGTTGCAAGACAGAATGCCGGTGTAGGAATAGCAAGCAATATACTATCAGGATTAAAAGATGCTATTACAGGACAGTATACTTACATACCGGGACAAACTATTCAAGCGGCAAATGCTCTCGCAACATTGCAAGCTATTCAACGTCAGAAGCAAGGTAAGGCTTCGTATGCTGATAATCTTGCATTGACTTCGGCGGCTGTGAAACAGGCAGTAGATCAAAGTTATGGTAATCAAATAGGCATGTCTTATAATGCAGGACTTACGACCGGACAGTCTATACCTTATATGGCTGAATTCTTGTTGAATCCGGGAGAAAGTGTAGGAGACGCTGTAACAAAGAATTTAACTAATTATGTACTGAAAAGATTTGGTAGTAGTGCAATATTAAAAAAGGTTGCCTCTACTTCTGCTAGATTGATTGGTGATGCTGTAAAGGCGGTTGGAGTTGAGGCTACATTCGGTATGCCTCGTATTACTGCTGATGCTACCCAAAGAGCAACAGGAAATATTCAGACAAAGATAAGTCCGCAAGGATATACACAATATGCCGGTACACAGGGAGGCGACAATACTGTTAAGGCTATTGGTAAATCTGCATTAAACGAATTCATACAAGACTATTCGGAAATGTTCGGTGAGTATTTCTCTCCGGCCGGAAATGCAATCAAAGGAGCTGTTGGTAAAATGGCATCTTCAAAAGTAGGCAAAGTTTTACAATTGAATAAGGTTGCTGATTTTCTTACAGCAGCCAAAGCGTCTGAACTATCACAAGCACTTTCAGGTTTTGAAAAACATGCACATTGGAATGGTGCTCTAGGTGAATATGGTGAAGAGGTCGTAGGAAATGTAATGAATGCTGCTACAGTAGGTGATCAATCATGGGCGGATGTAGTAGATCCTAAACAAAACCTTAATACATTTTTATCTGTAGCCTTAATGTCCGGATTCTTTTCTGCCGTACACTCTGCAGGCTATTTTACCGGACGCCGTCAAGCTAGATCTTTATTAAATAGATCGGACATAAATGGATTCAATGTACTTGGAGGTGATTGGCAAAGCTTTAAAACAGATATAGATAATTCGGACATGGATGCTCTGAAAGCTTATGGTGATGGAATAAAAAACACCGATTATCTAAACCAAAAAGAAAAGGCGGCCATACTCGGTTATATCGGAGCTAAGACTTTTGCAAACGGTTATAATATCGCGGACCTTAAGAAAAAGACTGAAGGCGATTTGGATAATAACCAAATGACAGGTGAGGCTAGTTATGACCAAGGACTGACTACTACGGATCCCCAAGAGAAAGCAGATACTAAATTAAGATTACAAGTTGTCTCTGATCAGGTAGATACTTCCAAGCTGGATGCAATGCCTGGAACTCCTGCACAGAAGATTCAAGCTTTGCGTGATATGGGTGTGTCGGAAGATAAGGTACAGGCCGCTATCAATTATTTCAATCTTTCGGCAAAGTACAATGGAATGATTCATGCTGCACAAGATAATATATCTCAAACAGTTGATGCGAACAACCAACAAATTGACGGAATTACTCATGTAGATGGGAATGTATATTCTGCAACGGATCGTAGTGACAACCCTATTAATGTCTTATCCGGCAAAATAGGATTTGATCAGAACGGTGAAGTTGATCCTAAACAGAGTGATGATACTGTAGTCATTAAAGATTCAGACGGACAAATGCAGATGGTCCCTATTAGTGACATATCGATCAACTCTGTAGAGCCATCGGATGCAATGAAGCAACGTGTTGGCGAAGGCATCTATAGTCAGTTATCTGAACAATTAGCAGATGAAATAAACGGTAAGAGAGATTTTCAGCCTGGTGAACAATACAGTGTACTGGTCAGTGGTAAACCTATGAACGTTCAAGTTACACAGGTCACTCCAGACGGAATCGTATTTACAGATGGCCATACTTCTTATATTTCTACTCCTGATCAATTAAATGAATATGCGGATGCCAAATCAATGCAGGATATTCAGGCAGAGAATGAGCAACAAACTAAACAGGTTCAACAACAAGAAGAACAAAAGAATCAGCAAGCTGAAATGGCTACTCCTGATTATTGGAGAGGCAAAGTTGGCGAAACAGTAAACATAGGAGGGAAAGACTATACTATTAATGAAGGGTATGAGAGCAAGGATAAAAATGGAAAACCTGCATCGGCATTCGCTTTATATGATGAGAACGGACAGATGTACCAAAAGCGGCCTCTAACGGCAGACAACCTTGCGGATATTGTAAACAATCCACCTGTTGAGCAACCTAAAGAACAAAAGCCTGCTACTCCCAAAGAGGTCATTGATGATTTGAAGTCTAAAATGCCTGCTGATCAAGTACAAACTTTTATTCAAAACAATATTGATTCTGCTCAAAAGAAACTTACTGCAGCTCAAAATAAAAAGAATACAGCAACGGATCGTGAGAAGTTTTTACAAAACGAACAGAATAAGCAATCAGACATAAACAATGCCCAAGCAGAATTGAACTACTATCAATCCCTGATGAATGAAGTTCAGCCTCAGCAAAAAGAAACTCAATCAAAGGACGCTCAATCTAAAGAAGTCGATTATACATCAATGGCTCCCGATGAGGCTGTTTATGACATGCGTGGAAAGGGCTTATCGGATGAGGTAATAAAGAACTATGCTGATGGCCAAAGGTCTTTATTAAAAGAAGATTTAGCCAATCTAAAGAAACAAGAGCCGAAGATAAGCGAGGCTCCAAAACTTAATCGTGGAGAATCTCCTTTGGATTTTAATGCTAGATATCAGGCATGGCAAGAGGATTATGAGAAACGTCATGATGCTTGGCAGAAACAAGTAGATGATCTTAAGCAAAAGTCGGGCGCATGGAATTCAATATCCAATTATAAAGAAGATGTTAATAAGTCAATTGCTGATATAAATAAAGAATTGGGAGAGAGTGTTTCTCCGGAAGATGAGGTCTATCGTGCTTTGTCACAAGGGCACTTATTAAGATGGTCCGATAAAAATGGAGACAAGGGCTTAGGATCTGAACTTGGAATGAGTGAAGATGAACGTCGTAAACGCATAAGCCTTTTGAGTAATGAGGGATATACACCTTCCGGACTTGCTCAATATCTCAAAGAGAATGACGATGAACATGCATTTGATAATGTAAGTGAGCAGGATATACGAAATATGATTATTGATGCGGTAAGAACGAATAATTCTACTCGTGAAATGATTAATGCCTCACAAAAGTTGCATGATCAAACCAATACAAAAAGTGAAGAAATAAATAATCTTGCAAGTGAGTTGGGCATAACTCCGAAAGAGTTGGAACCGATGTATGATGAATTATTACAGAAGGCTTCTGAAGATGGTGTTTCTCCAAAAGATTATTATCTTTACAAAGACAAAGCAGATGTGCTGGGGACTGATGTAAAAGATTATGTAAGTTATATCGGATACTTGGATAGTGAACTAGATGCACTTACACCTGAACAACATGATGACATATTAAATGAAATAGATAATGAATATAACAGAATTCGCGAAGAATTACCTGAAGGACAAGGATCTGATGCAAGTAATGAAAGAAGCAGTGAAGTATTGCAAGGAACAGAACATTCCGATAACCAGGGACAGGAACGGGGAACAGAAAGCACTGAACCTGTTTCTACAAAACCAAATGAAGAAGTAACTCCAGTTGACTTAGTAAATGCTTATCACGATGGTAAGAATATTGAAGAAACTGAAAAGAAAATATCTGATTTTATAAACTCATCTTCTGACCTCGACACCTTACAGACAACCTTAAGGATGGCGAGAAAAGATGAAAAAAGAAGAGGATGGCCCAAGGAGTATAAAAAGGCTAATAAGTTTATAGCAGATGAAGCAGAAAAGAGAATAAATGAGTTAGAACATCCAAATGAATCTCAGATAAAAGACGTCCGTGGGGATGTTGACACTAATCCGACAGATGCACAGAAAGAAGCTGGAAACTATAAGAAAGGGCACGTTAAGATTGACGGCATGGATGTTACTATTGAAAATCCTGCCGGTAGCGTCCGCCGTGGTGTCTCAGAGGATGGCAAAGTTTGGAAAACATCTATGCATAATGACTACGGATATATCCGTGGAACAACAGGTGTAGATGGTGACCATGTTGATGTATACTTCTCTAGCCATCCTGATTCCGGCAATGTTTATGTTGTTGATCAAGTCAATCCGAAAACAGGTGAATTTGATGAACATAAAGTCATGTACGGATTCGATTCTAAAGACGATGCCGAGAAAGCTTATCTATCCAATTATGGAAAAGGATGGAAAGGATTAGGAAATATTACCGAGGTATCGAAAGAGGACTTTAAAAAGTGGCTGGATTCTTCTAAACGTAAAACAAAAGCATTCGCGGACTATAAAAGTATTAATCCGATTCCTGTAATGACGGAAGAGGAATATCTTTCATCAAAAGGTGCAGGGTATGATTTTGGGGATAGTGCTATTCATAAAGGAAAACAAAAAACCGAAAATCAACAAGATAAGATAATTGATATCCAAAATGAGAAGGATAAAGATCTTCAAATTCGAAGAGATGAGTTACGTAAGGAATATCAAAATAAAGTAAATAATGGAGAAATACGAAATCCTACACCGGTAGAGCAACTCATTAAATCTGCAAATGGTAATCTTGATAACGAAAGTACTAAAGCGGCGAGAAGATCGTTAGAAAAAAGAGGAATAGATTATAATAAAAATAACGAAAATGACAGAGTATCTGAATCAGTTTCACAAGGAAAGTTCGGAAAAAGCCAAGAAATATCTAGAGGATCAGAAGAACCGGAAGATAGATTGGGACGAGGAAATAGCGAGACATCGAAAGATGCTTCGGGATTCATACGCGGAAGAGGCGAAAGCCAAGAAGAAATAAATCCCAGTCCATCGGATAAAGAAAGTAAAGTACCGGATTACGCCAAGGCAAAATTTATGGATGGCACCATTGTATCGGGTAAAGTAGTTGGTAGTACAAAGAATGGAATCACCATAGAATCAAATGGACGTTCTTATACGGTAAGCAATGACAAGATATTAGAGCGGTCGGATAAACCGATTAATGTTGATGATAATAATCTCTATCGTGAATCAGAAATACAATCAAAGCAATTAACTGACCAGGTAGATTCTTCTGTAAAGTCTATTGCCGAATCATTGAATACTCCCATAAAACAAGTTACAAATGAAGACGATTTAACCGATAGGCAAAAGATGGCTAAGGGCTGGTTTAACACAAAGACCGGTGAAGTAGTCGTAAACATGGATAATGCAGATTCTCCCGAAGACGCGCAACGGACCATCTTACATGAAACAGTCGGTCACTACGGACTTCGTAATTTGTTAGGAAATAATTTTACTCATTTACTAGATTCTGTTTGGAAGAATGATGCAATACGCAACTCTATCATAGAACGGTTCAGAAATAGTGGAGGGGACTTTACCAAGTTTGACCAAGATAGAGAAGTGGATGAGTATATGGCCCGTATGGCAGAAAATACAACCGATCATAATTTATGGCATTATGTCTGTGATCAGGTTCGTTCTGCAATTGCCAATGCAAAAATAAAACTCGGATTCCGTTTATCAGATAATGATATACGTTCACTTATTCAAGCGTCTTATTCTAAACTTAAGAATGGTAAGATTGATCTTACTTATTCTCCTGAGAAGATACTTTATCGTGGAAAAGATGCTAACGAGGTTTCTCATAGAACAGCAACAAGAATGTACGAGCAAATTGTAGGTGACAAGTGGTTTAGATTAGGTCGTGAAGCATTTGTCGACAATATGGCTTCGCTCAAAGTCCTTATAGATTCTGTGCTTAAGGAACGCAACGAGAAGTTGCAAGAATGGGAAGATCCATACACAGCAGAGAATCATGTTTCATCTATCAATAAGGTCGAAAATGAGATGTTTAATGAAACATACATGAAGCCTATCTTTAAGGCTGTTGCTGATATGCAAAAGACCGGAATGACTTATAATCAAATTGTAAATTACCTAATAGAAAAGCACGGACTTGAAAGAAACATTATCCAGTCTTTCCGTGATGCCGTTGAGGGAGAAAGGAATCAATTATTATTAGATGCTCTCTCCAAAGGTGATAATTCAAAGGAAACGAAAGATAAGATAGATTCTTTGATAAACGGGAAGTATGATTCATTGTATAAGTTTAGGGACGAGCTAGAGAAGAGTGATAAGGACTTATATAAAAAGAACCAAGAGCTGAAAGACTTTGCTGCTAATTTAGTACCTGAATTTGAATACAAGGATCGTTCAGGAATTTCAAGTATATTTAAGAACGAAGAGGACGAAGAGAATAATGAGGATGGTACATGGGAAGACAAAGCTTTAGATTCGGTAAATGATATAGAAAGTTCGTATGATACGAAGACCTTATGGGACTATATAAACGATGCAACTAAAAAAACACTTGAAAAGGCATTCAAAAGTGGGACAATCAGTAAATCTCAATATAATAATACCAAACGAATGTTTGTCAACTATATTCCTCTTCGCGGATTTAAAGAGGATGTAGCTTCTGATGTTTATGAATACTTTGATGATAGACCTCAAAACTTTGCCATTGGTACTATAAAGGCAGCTCGTGGACGTGTATCTTTAGCAGATGATCCTCTAGCTACTATCGGAGCAGTCGGGCAACGTACAATATCTGACGGCAACCGTAATCTTGTCAATCAAAAATTATATAACTTCGCTGTGAATCATCCATCAAAGCTTTTGGGTGCGGATAGAATGTGGTACATAAATACCGGCACAAAACAAAAGCCCGTTTGGAAAGAATCTTATCCGGATATCCCGGAAAAATCAACAGCAGATCAAGCTACTAAGATTCGTGATGAGTGGTTGAATGAGATGAGGCAAAAGCAAGAAGAGGGCACGGCTACTCAAAGACCGAATGGAATTGATTTAAAATATGTCGCTACGAATAATGAGAAGTCACAGCACGATGTTCAGGTTCGTTTAAATGGAGAGTCATATACAGTACATGTAAATGGTAATCCTAGAGCAGCCCAGGCACTCAATGGAATGATACGTAATTCGAGTGATTGGGTACCTAGAAAAATCCTTCGTTACATTATGGGGCACATGGCTATGTTCTTTACAACCGCCAACCCTGCATTTGTTGTAAGGAACTTGGCAAAGGATATGGAGTTTGCCAGCAATGCCGTATTTGTAAAAGAGAGTTCGTCCTATTTCAAAAGATGGATGGAGAATGCAGCAATTGGCGGATTAAATCAATCGCTAGGAATTGTAACAGCCGGTTATGCCGGAGGTGATATGAAGATTGTTTCATTAATGAGAAAGTTCCAAAACAACAAACTTGATATAAACGATCCGATGGAAAAGTATTTCCATGAGTTTATGACAAATGGAGGGGAAACAGGATATACCAATATCAACACAATCGAAGAGTATAAAGGAATAATTGATAAAGAAATAAAGAAACTTACTCGTAGCAAGGGGAAAGATATCACGATGAAACCGGTTGATCTTTTGAATATTGTTGGAAATGGCATAGAGTTGGCAAATAGATGTGCGGAGGATGTTACACGTTTCAACACCTATCTTACTTCTCGGCAAATGGGACGATCTATCATTACATCTGTGTCAGATGCAAAAAATATCACAGTAAACTTTAATAAGAAAGGTTCAGGATTTGGGCTTGCAGGTTGGTGTCAAGATACCATGTTATTCTTTAATGCAGGCGTTCAATCTTTAAAGCTTCAAAAGGATTTATGGGATGCAAGTAAATTCAAATTTATGCTGGATAAATCATTCCTTGTTGCACTTGGTGCATGTGCCCCAATTATCAGCAAGTTAATAATTAATGGTGCCGGGAGTGGGGATGATAGCGAGTATGATAATATCCCATCTTGGATTAGAGAAAATGATTTGACTATTTCTTTACCTTTTGGAAAATCTGTAAGTATACCAATCTCAATTGAGGATAGATCCTTCTATGGTCTCGGTGAGAAATTATATCATATCGTAAACCATACTTATGACAAAACACCTGAAGAGGGAGCTTTGGATATACTTGGACAATTCTTAGATGTCTTGCCTGTAAATATGCTGCAGGGAAATAACGATGCTTCACTTAAGGGAATGGGCATGGCATTGCTTGTTCCCGACGTAGTAAAGCCAATTGCGCAAGTAATGGTAAACAAGGATTATTTTGGGAAGAAGATACATAAAGATAGTTACAATGACTTAGAACCTGAATATACAAAAGTCTATTCAGGAACCAATAAAGAATTAGTAAATGCAAGTAAGATATTGAATAATATAACTGGTGGAAATGCTCATCACGGTGGATACATAAATATTAACCCCGCTGATTTTGAACATATCTTTACCGGTTATTTAGGTGGAACATTTTCTACCATCAACCAAGCGGTAAAAACTGCACTGATGATTAATGATCCATCGCAACGTCAGTACCGTAATCTACCAATAGTAAGTTCTTTCTTGCAGTCTCCTTCGGATGATATGAATCAATTCGGTGCAGTTAATGAAAGATTCTATGATATTAACGATAAAATGAAAGATGTCAAAAATCAAATATCAGGTTTCTCGAAAGAGGAGGAAAAGGGGATTATTGATTCATCCAAAGAGCTAACAAAAATATACAACTCTAAGAATTATAAAATGTATGAAGTCTATCAGGATTGGGAAAAAACACTTGACTCTGATAGAAAGGCATTGAAAGATGCAACTTCCGACTCTGATAGAAAAATGTACGAGTTATCTTACAATATGGATAAAGCAAGTTTTTTAAAGGATATAGATAAAATAAAATAAATTATGAACTTAGTACCATTATCAAAACTTAGTTCCTTTAAAGGAAAAAAGAAACCCGTTTCAAAAAAGATGCTCTATGATGTGGATAGAGATGCAAAAGATCTTTTGGAACGTGCAGCTCAGGTTTGGGCGAATATGTACACGTTTAGAAAAGATATGGAACGGAATAGAAATTATACATACGGAAAACAATGGAATGACATGGTTTGTATTGATGGCCGTATGATGACTGAAGAAGACTATATTCGTCAACAGGGACGAGTACCCCTTAAGAATAACCTTATACGTCGATTCGTAAAAACCGTATTGGGCGTATGGCATAGTCAAGATAAAGAGCCGACTTGTACTTCCCGTGATCGGGACGAACAGAAATACGGGGAAACAATGACTACTCTTCTTCAATACAATAGACAGATGAACCGGTTATCCGAGCTTGACGGACGTGCATTTGAAGAATTTATGATATATGGCGCCGTATGTCAACGCAAGTGCCCAGATTGGAGAAAAGGGCGTTATGATGAATACACGGATAACGTAGACCTACAGAAATGGTTTGTTGATGGAGATATGAAAGATCCTCGCAACTGGGATGCGGATTTAATAGGAGAGATTCATGATATTTCTCATGGAGATCTTTTGTCGAAGTTTGCAAAGACTCCTTCAGATAAATTCATATTGGATGAAATATACCCGGACTATTCGGGATACATAAAAAACAGTAGCGAAGAATTTGGATACAGGAAACAGATAGAATCGAGTTTCTATATACCTAAGGATGCTAATTTATGCCGTGTATTTGAAATATGGAGCAAAGAAGAAAAGCCACGTTACCATTGCCATGATTACGCAACGGGAGAATGTTTCAAGTGTGAAATAAAAGATAAACCAAGTCTTATTGATTCGGTAAACAATAAACGTATTCAAGAAGTAACACAAGCCGGCATGGATAAAGAAGATATCCCTCTTATCGAATATGAGTGGTGTATAGATAGGTATTGGTACTTCCGTTTTGTTTCTCCGGACGGTTATGTCTTGGACCAGGGAGAAACTCCATTTGAACATGGGGAGCATCCTTATTCCTATAAATTATATCCTTTCGTAAATGGGGAGATACATTCTTATGTTGCTGATGTAATAGACCAACAACGCTATGTCAATAGATTGATTACTATGTATGATTTCATTATGTCGGCTAGCGCAAAAGGTTTGTTATTATTCCCTCAAGAGGCTAAGCCGGATGGTTATAGTTGGAAAGAAGTTGGTAAGATGTGGGGCGACTTCAAAGGGATACTTCCTTATAAATCAAAAAATGGTACTGCATTACCACAGCAAATTTCAAGTAATTCAACAAACATAGGTATCAGTGAATTGCTGAATATCCAACTTAAATTCTTTGAAGATATCGCAGGGGTGAATGGAGCTCTGCAAGGCAAACCCGGATTCTCAGGAGATAGCGCCAGCAAGTATCAGCAAGAAACGCAGAACGCTACCATGTCATTACTTGATCTCTTGGAGGCTTTCTCTTCATTCTTGAAAGATGGCGCATTGAAGGATGTGCAGAACATCCAGCAAATGTATGATGATCGGATGATACGTAATATTGTTGGCAAGGATGCAGATATGAGTGTGGATCATCCTGAACGTGTAAAAGATCTTGAATTTGATTTATCTATTGCAGAAAGTCAAACGTCTATGGCTTCGCGTCAGGTTTCAAATGATTTCTTGCTTCAGTTGTTGAATGCCCACTATATTACTTTGGAACAAATGTTGGATACCGGCTCTTTCCCCTATGCTGATAAACTTCTTTCAGAAATAAATAAACAAAAAGAAGCAGTGCAAAACGGGCAACAACCACAACCGTTATCGCCCGAATTACAGCAGCAAGTTCAGCAAGGTGCGAACATGCCGGCCGTAAATAATATGTATAACCAATTAGCTTAATTTGATAACTAATTTACTAGTGAGTTTATATTTCTTGCACCAGTTGAGAAATTTACTAGTGAGGTAATACTTATAATACTCGTTCATAATTTTTAGACCGTCCTCCACTTTCTTTTGCAAGAATTCGGGGGACGGTTTATTTCCGAACTTATTGCTCGTGTAATAGAAACAAGTATTGATCACATTACCCATTTTGTTTCTACGGGGAATCAATCCATTTCTTTTATAATTCATGAAATCCTTTTTCGAGAAGATTCTTAGGTCGAATCCGTAAGGTAGTACATAATACCTGTCACCTGTTTTCTCGTGTGCATTATCCGCTAAATTGATTGCGGCTTCAAGTCTCTTTTTAAATATAAATCCAAACATATCTTTAATTTTTAAATGGTTGCTGCCGAAATGGCCGTATTTATTTTTATCTTATCTCCTCGTTGTATTAATTGGGGTATGTCCATCTCATAAGTCGATACCCACAATGCAATGGCCGTACTCATTAATATATCATCATGAGCACCGGCAATCGCCCCGTATGATCCGTTTTTCTTTTTCTCGTAAACTCTATATTCATTCAAGCATCTTTCATCACGTTCGATATAACCTTTTTCACGAACAACCCTTATCATGTTTGATATGAGTGCAGGTTTGGTCGAGGTATTCGTATGGAACCCGTAACGGACCGGATTATGCATCTTTATATCTTCCTCCGATTGTCGGCGGGCATAGATGTTATCGTATACATTCTTTATTTGGTTTAAGATAAACCCGGACTGATCACCGTCGACGGATGGATCTTTTGTTTCCAATGTATTGCTTTCAATGACTAATAGAGCATCATTGTAATATTTTGCTATCTGGGCCGCTTTCCATGACAATAAATCGTGATCAATATGTCCGTACCATTGTGCAACGAGTTCCGGACCTTCACCATCTTTCATCCAAAATCGGTCAAATACTCTTATTACGGACCAATCCGCCTTGTTTGAGCGTCCTCCGATATCTACAGATACAATGTACCTATTTGATACTTTCATGAAGGATGGTTTCTTCCACATCCACAAGTGACCCTGTCGATCATCTATAAATGAAAGATTTATCAATGCTTTTTTTCCGTCGATGCCATCACCTTGCACCTCTCCGATAAATTCGGGAACTTTGCAACCGGATTTAAATTTGTCAACGAGGTATTGGTCAAATACCATCTGACCGGAAAGTTTAAAGGCTTCGATATCATCTGTCGGAAATTCGGCAGCCATTGTCGCATGGTCCGTATAACTTTTCCTTTTTGTTATATACCAGTTTATCGCTTCCAATGAGGCACCACTTTCCCACAACTTCCATAAGTATGCCCCACATTCATGTCGTAAGTCTATTTCAACCTTATTCTCTTTCGATTCATATAGATTTTTAGCAAATTCTTCTTTATCCTCGATAGATCCAAATGATTTCCTGTAAATCTTTATTTGGAACCATGCAATAAACAATGCCTTATAATTTGATCTCAGCATCTTGGCATCTTCATACTCCTGATAAAAGAAGTCCCCATAGCCGTTTGCCGTTGATTCTTCTACAATCATCGTCCAGGGTATATCCATGATTGATGAAGAGGTAGAACCGATAATATCCTTGGGAGATTTATTGTCTGTCTTTTTCCAATAAGCAACTTCCGAATAATGGGCTAAAGCCAAATCGCTTGAACGTGCGGATTCCGGGCTTTCAGCAGTACCTACACCGATCTTGCAATTACGTGAAGGTATGATGTCTACAGATCCGGTACGTCCGAAATGTTTGATTTTTTGTTCCTTCCCGTTGTAAGAATCTGTGGGAGAATAAAGCATCCATAATGGGTAATGATTAATAAGCGTATCGAACATACCCTTTACGTTATCTGATGCGATAGCTTGATGCGCAATTATAATGGAGCTCCAACCGGTCTTATGCACGAGTTGAATCCATGCCATGTATATTTGCGTTAATGTGGATCCTCCCCATTGTCGGGCTTTAAGAAGTATTACACGGATAGGTAATCCGGCAAGGCGCATTTCTTCTAATGTTTCAAGTAGTAATATCTGCGGATAGTTTAATTTGAAATGTATATCCCGTCCCGTGCTTTTGTCGTGAATGATAACAAAGACGAACGCCCAAAATGCAAAGTCGTATCTTGACCTTATCTTTATATATTTTCTCTCAAGCTTATCTTTTATCTCATCGTTGTATTCAGCTTTAGGGTGAAGGAGTTTCCACATTTTTTTGAATGACTTTGCAGCCTTAAGATAACGCACAAACTTATTCTTAAGCATATCTTTTGGGATGTACTGGATGTGATCATTTCCCCCGAAGTCTTCAATGAGTATTTTTTCGCGTTTAAGTGGAGATCCTTCACCGGTTAGTGGATTGAAATTGTCATGTTCTACATTGCGCCGGTCACTTTCTTCAATGATTTTTAATACCACCTCTTCATCCATATTCCATAAATTTGACCGAGATAAAAACAGTAGATGTGAATGAATATATTAGACATGCCTACCCATCTATAAATGAAGTAGGAAATGACGAATGTAATGAGAAAATAGATATTGTCATGTAACCGGCTGTTCTGTGTTCCTACGCACATACCTCCAATAGCGAATAATACCCCCGAAAATCCCATAGTGAGTTTATCTCCATAAAGAAGTATAGGACATGAAATAAGATAGGCGACAAAGAAATATCTAAACTTCACTTTTCTAAATTCCCACAATGCGGTAAGATTGATAAGCAAATGCCAAATGGTTACATGAAAGAATTGATAGACAAATCTTGAATACCAAACAGAATTGTGATTAAATCCAACCTTGCATGGAAGGAAATAACAAATGATCATAACTGCTAGAATAATCCATGCAGTTTTTTCATTCTGGATTTGTACCAGCTTTTCTTTATTTTGCATATGTATATTGTTGCGGTTACGGGAGACATATAAAATTTTGGAGCGGGGGAATTGATTATATCAAACATAGCGTCTATTAACGTGCTGTATTTTGATTTTGACGATAGATAACGATTATAGATTTCGTTAAACATTTCTCTCTTTATTTCACTCATGTTCTCGAGCCTTTCTCCTTTTATCATCTTTGATATTATGTTTGCCGCCCGATATTCTGAAACCCAAAAACGTTTACAAGGATGTTGTATAACCCGATTAATCACATCTTCAAAAGAACTGATCTCTTTTTTTGACATCTCTTCATGGTAAGCTTCCATCAATTCTTTCTCACGCTGACAAGAAAAGTCGAATGTGCATCCTTTCGTTTTCATTAATGCAAATTTAATAAAAGCTCTTATAAGAATAAAGTTGCTACATGATGTGCCCTGTTTATATTTGTTCGTCATTAAAAACATAAAACCATGGCGGATGAGAAAGATAAAAAAATAGAAAATCAAGTAGCTCAAAATGAGCCACCTGTAAGCAAAAAAGATGCTTTCAGAAAAAGAATCGCTGATAAATTCCCAGGTGAAGACTTATCCGATGAGGATGCTTACTATGGAAAAATGCACGGATTGATGGATAATTACGATAAAAGCGAGAACGAAAGAAAGCGTATCTCTGATGCTTTTTCTAAAAATCCAGCCAATGCTTCTTTGTTCCAATCCGTAATGAACGGAAGGGATTTGCTTTCAACTTATGTCACACGATATGGAGTAGATGGTTTGATTTCAAGATTACAAGATCCTGAGGTTGTTGCTAAGCTTCAAAAGGACCAAGATGACTATTTGAAGAAAGTAGAAGAAAGCGGAAAGACTAAAAAAGATTTCGATAAGAATCTAAATAAGTCTTTAGAAACTATGGACGGTCTGGTAAAGTCAGGGAAGTACAAGGAGGAAGAAGTGGACGGTGCTATATCCAGTATAGAGGGAATCGTCAATGATTACTTTATGGGCGTTATCAAACCTGAAACTTTGGATGATGTAATTCATGCAAAGAATTATTCGGATGATATTGCTAGTGCTGCTAATCAAGCAGCCGTAAGAGCAAAGAATGACAAAATCGACCGTGCAAAATTAGCTAAACCGGAAGTTCCTACACTTAATGGAAAATCAGAATCTATCATGCAAAAAAGCAATGAGTTCAAAGTTCCCGAAAATAGGAATATTTGGTCTAAGGCAAAAAGACATAATTTGTAATTAACGAAAAATATGAAAAGTAAAAAGTTTAAATTTATTCTACGAGCTGTATTGTTTATTATAGCTCTGTTTGTCGGAGTACCCGGTGGGGTTATGATGGCAGAAGATGTTGCCACGGCAGCCGCAAATGCATCCGAACTTGCCGGAGGTGGTGAGCAGGTGGCAGGTGACCATGGTGATCTAGCAGGAGTAGCGACCGAAACAGGTGGTCAGATAATGAATCCTGATAATCTATATACAAAACATATAGATGAGATTATCACCCGTATTCGTCCCAATCGTACACCAATTGATCAGATATCACGAAAAGCAGCAAGAGTTGTAAAAACCGATTCTGCTATTGTTAAGTATTACAGTGCTGGTACTCGTCCGTTGTCTACTTCTCTGACAACTGCCGTAGCTCTTCAGACTACTGAAGCTACTGTCTCTTTAAATGTAGCCAATACTAATATGTTTACAGAGGATGATACCATCATCTGTGTAGGTGTAAAAGGTTATTTAGAGGATGGAGTTACCTTGTCTTCTCATGATCTTGAACTCTGTGTGCTGAAACGCGATGATAGCGGTTTCCCTGTCGTTTATGCCGTCAATGGTAAGATGGGAACATCCACTAATCAGACAACCGTTATTCCGGCTATTCCTGCAAACACAGTTCTTGTTCGTGCTGCTAAGGCATGTGCCGAATCAGATATTCAAACAGGTACATTCACAACCGTTCCTACTGCGGACGAGCAATACGTCCAAAACTTCATGACGCAAGTTAGTCAAACTACATTTGACAAAATGGCGTCTAAGGAAGTTAACTGGAACTTCAGTGATTTGGAAGACGATGCAATCTTTGATATGAAGAGATCTATGGAGGTTAGTTACCTTATGGGTACTAAACGTAAGATCAAACATAATCTTAAGAAAACACAACAGTATTTTACCGGAGGTATATTCTGGCAAGCTGGACGTGACGTTCAGATCGGTACTCCTGATACATTACAATTTACTGTCGGGCATGCATCTACAGCAGCAGGAAATGTAACAGTTGTTTTGAATGGTATTCCATATACTATTGCAATTGGTACAGGTAAATCAACATCAGACGTTGCAGCATTAATTGCAGCAACTACTTTCTCTGGTTGGTCGGCTACTGCTAATGCAAACGTTGTTACATTCATAAGATCTTCTGTTGGAGCTTACAGTACTCCTACATTTACCGATACCGGTACAACCGGAGTAACAGGTGCATTCACTGTATCTAATGTTGCAATTGATGTAGATCAATTAGTAGACTTTACTAAATCTGTATTCGTCGGTAATGATTCTTCTGATAAGAAAATCTTGCTTTGCGGTTCTGAAATGTTGGCTGCTTTTGAAAAAATCAAAGGTGACAAATATCAGATCACAAAGAGTTCTATTGAAAATTGGGATTTGACATTCAAATCTTTCCGTACAGGTTTTGGAGAAGTGCTTGTTATCTATCATGATTTGTTTGACCAACTAGGTCGTTCTAATCAAGGTTTGGTACTTGATGCCGATTATCTTGTTAAAGCAATTCGCTTCGAGTGGAGACGTTTCGCGCTAGATTTAAAAGCAGCCGGTGTTTCAAATACCGATGATGTTGTATTGCAAGAGGTAAGTGCATTATACTTGCGCTATCCTGATGCACATGCTAGAGCATCTTTGGCAGCTTGATAAAAATAAATAATAAAAGGCTGTCCTAGTGGCAGCCTTTTTAAATCTAAAATTATGGCGAGAAAATTTTATAGAGCACCTTCGAAAATAACTGTATCGGTTTACGTATCAGGAAGAAAAAAAACAATTTCTTTTTTCCCATTGACAAATGGATCTCAGTATACAACCGAAGATATAAATGAGCAGAACGCATTGGAAGGTAATGCATGGTTTGGTGATAAATACTTCATTGAAAGGGTGGATAATGAGGAGAAAAAAGAAGAGGTCAAAGAGGAAGTTAAACCTATAGTAGATGAGGAAAAAAAGATAACAGTTTCGTCTATATCTGATGCACTAGATTATCTGATCAAAGAGTTTAATGCTTCGGAAAAACAACTTACAGGTAAGAGAAAAATCAAAGCTTTTGCTAAAGAAAAAAATATTGAGTTTGTAGGATTATGAAAAATGTATCTGATATAATAAAAGCTGTTCGTATCATTTTGGACGAGAACCAAAGTGATAGTGTCTTAGTCAGTGATGATACGCTGGATTTGGATTCTCTTATTGAGAGTCAAATTACAAACGGATTAAGGAGGGCGTTGATTATTGCTCCGCAATCTATGGTAGATAACGGACAGTCTTTTTCTTCAAATCAGATCACATGGGGAAAATCACAAGCAGGTACAGGGTGGGGAAGTATAGATTTACCCACTAATTTTTTAAGGTTACTTTCATTTAAAATGAGTGACTGGATTCGTCCGGTAGTCAATCCGATTACTCCGGATGATCCAAGTTATTCCCAACAAAAATTCAACTATCCCGGATTAAGAGGTACACCTCAATGCCCGGTAGTTGCAATTGTAGAGGGAACATCCAATAAGAAGTTGGAATTTTTCTGTTCGTATGCTTCTACGGATGCGAATGGAGCTATCACATCTACCACAACTCCAGCCATTGAATTGGCAAAGTATGTGGCATATCCGAGTATTGTTACCAATAACAGCATAGATCAAATAGATTGTGGAGATAACTTATATCAACCGATGCTTTATTTCATAGCATCACAAGTGTATTACTCTTTTGGTGAAAAGTTAGGTGATGCAATGGATTCAATAGGTAAAAATTTAATGGGATTAATCGATGTTAATAGAGGAACTACACAACAAGGGAACGTACAATAATCCTGCCGAGGTATGGTTAAAGATACCCAACGGGGGTAATTCAGAAGAAGACTACGTTATTATTAATGGCACAAAATGTTATTGGTCTTTCTCAGCCGATAATTGGGTAACAGATGGTGTAGTAGGTACGGTTGTGGATAATACTCAAGTCGTAAATGACGACGTTGATATAAAGAAGAATTTAACCGTTGAGGGAAGCACGAAATTAAAATCTCTTTCCTTAAACGACGAAGATATATTAAACATGTTCCTTCGGAAGGATGAGCAAGATTCAGCAAGTAAAACTATCTCTTTCATCAAAGGAATTAATTTCTCTAATGGCTCATCCATATTAAAAGGAGATGATGATAAGTGGCATTTGATTGTCGATGATGAAACCATAAACGGGAAAAAACTAACGGATATATTAAGATATTCCGATATAGGAACTATAAATGAAGGTACCGCATCAGATATAAATATTTTAAGTGCTTTAAAGGCTATAAATACATTTTTGCGTAGAGACACAGAATGTACGGCAAATGAAAAGGTAACATTTCTAAAGGGTATAAACTTTACGAATGGTGCCTCAATTTCTTACGTTGATGGATCATGGAATCTTACAATAGGAAGTGTTACAGCCGATAAATTAACCGTAAACGAGTTAAGTACCAAAACAACAACTAATATAAACGGTAAATCCATTTCAGATGTTATTAGAACAAGTGATGATATTCCTGCAAGTGATACAAATGTCTTTTCGGCTCTAAAAGAATCTTCCATGTTCTTACGAAAGGATGTGGCAGATACAGCACTTGAAACAATATATTTTGCCAAAGACATGCACGTTGTAGGTACGGCTTATGCCGCAAATGCAAACATTGGGGGGACGTTGATTGCAAACGAAGTTGATGCCACAGAAGTTAAGGGAAATAATGGAACATTTGTAAACTTGCTCAAAGCAGCAGCCGTAACTATTACGGGTTTGGCAACGTTAGGAAGTGTTGAGGCAACAACCTTACATGCTACATCGGGAACGATAGATACGCTACGTTCTACGGTAGGTACTATTGATACCCTGAACTCAACAAATGGAAATATCAATGCTCTTAATGGTGCAACGGCTTTCTTTACAAATTATGTAAAGTCTCCAATTGGCAATTTTACAAATTTAGGTGCCGGATATTTGCCGTATCACACCGTCGATGGACTTGTTAATAGCCCAATTCAAACGGATGGCACGAAAGTAGGAATAGGTGGAACTCCGCTCTTTGGTTTGGATGTTAACGGTACATTCAGGGCAACGTCGGACATGTTCGCAGACGGAAATATCGGGACGCGCAATTACGTATCTCAATTAACAGGTTGGAGAGTAGGAGCAAATGGTTTAGCGGACTTCCGAAAGGTTTACGCAGACGAATTAGACGTTCAGGCGTTTACCGCACAGGTGAGTCAAGCACTTGCAGGTTCTGATTTCTTGACAAAATCGGTAAGCAAGCTATCTTACAATTTTGTGATTCCGAGTTCTGTAGGCGGAACAGCTCAATTAATAGTAGACGATTTAGAGGGAATACCCGCAACACAATGCTTTGTCAATGGCGACTATATTAGATTGCGCCCTATCAATAAGAGTGCTGGGCTAGTCATAGGCAATGCATACGGAACGATAGTGCTTGATACAACATACGGAACTAATGGCTTTCTAAACGGTACACAGGCGT